ATGCCCCTTGATGCAAATCTTTTTTAACGCGCTACCTGTTCAAATGTTGCCGTTAGTTCATATTGGTTGCCTGTTTTCTTTAATGACCATGCTCGGCATACAAAAAGCAGCTGGACGCCGGTATCAGATGGCGTCCAGTAGAACGCCTCAACAGCCATTCTCGCTTTAAGAAATGCCTCTGCGGCTTTAGCTACGTTGGGACGGGAGCACTTCGCGTCGTCGTAGCCGACAAACGTCAGCGAGTAACTGTCCATCAGCGGGTTGATGCCCCGGGTCTGGCGCTGCTCATAGCCATCGCCAAGCTTCACCACCGCCACATTTGGCGCGCGCGAAACCGTGAAGCCCTTTTGAGGGCTCCATGTGAAAGTTTCTGGCATGGGTTATCTACCTTTACTGAGTAAACCTGAAGGGCGCTGCTGGTCTTTGATAGTTCGAATGGCAACGGTCTGCATCATTTGCGCCATCTGCTTCTGCGTGGCTTCGTCAACGCCGCCAGTGGTTTGAATGTCGAAGTTGAAATTCATCACAAGCCCACCACCTGCTCCACCCCCGCCGCCAATATCCCGGTTGCTGATTACCGATCCATTGTCGCCGGGAATCATGTACTGGCTGCCAGTGCTGGCTTTGAAGATTTCAGGCTTGCCGCCTTCACCTACCCGATACATGCTGCTGGCGTTGACGGGCCCGCCGTGCTCACGCATACCGGCCAATGACATTGTCTGAGCCGCTGTCATTGCCGTTGTGTATCCAGTTAATCCAGCGGCGGCAGCCCCTCCAGAAGTGGCTATAGATGCAGCCATTGCAGCGGGAGAATATGCAGCCAGCAATGCAGCCGCTGACGCAGCGCCTGTTGCTGTAGAAGTAGCTAACGCAGCAGCGGCTGTGGCTTGATTGGATGCAATCGCTGTAGCTTGTGCGGCTTGCCCCATGACAGCCGATTCTACCCATCGAACTCCCATTTCGACCAGGCTGCTCACCAATCCATTAAGAACCGAAGTGCCAAGGTTCGCGAAAGCTTCCGAAAGGCTTTGTGTGCCATTCAATAGGCCTGTTATGGCATTCGTAGCTCCTCCGCCAAGCGATTCAATAGCAGTTTCAAGCAGCTCATTTGAGTCGTTCTGAGCTTTGTAAATCTGCCACTGTGCAGCGATTCGTTGCTGCTCATACTCGGTGTTGGCGGCATTCCTTAAAGCCAGTCCTTGCTGCTCTGTTATAAGCCGCTGCTGCTCGAACTGCTGTATTAGCGCCATTTTCTGAGCATCTTGATTTGCGAGTTGCTGAACTGGGTCAACTGAACCAATGGCCTCTTGCGCCGGGCTAACAACTTGGTCTGCTCTTATTTTCGATAGTGCAGCCTGGTGTTGCTGTTCAAGTTGCTCGCTGGTCTTGTTGTACTGTTCTTGGGTTATTTTTTTTGCTGATAAGGCAGTGCTTAGATCTTGAATGTCCTGCCTATAGTTGGCGTTCTCACGCTCCTCAGGTAATAACTTTTCAGCTGCTGCCTGAGCTTTAATCGCGTTGGCTGTATCCCATTTCTTGGCCGCATATTGACCTGCAAGTTGGAGCTGCTGCTGAGTCGCACCTTTGCCTAACGAAAGCTGAGCATTTAATATTGCTTGCTCTCGGCTCAAAGCATTTGTGTTTTCAGCAGAAAGCTCAGACTGTTTCCTAAGATTTTCCAGCTTTTGGGATGCTGATTCAGCTTGAGCGGAAGACTTTTTCTGTTCAGCCTTAAGCGCTTTACTAGCCTCCAGATTTGTATATGTAGCCGCGGCGTCATCAGCCATCTTTTTAGCGTAAGGGCTATCTTTAGAGAATCCCGCATCTTCCGCCGCATACTGGGCAGCCAGGCGTGCCCGCGCCTCTCCCTGCTTCTGTGAGAGCGCGAGATTCCTCTCTGATTGCTTGATGAGGTTTTTCTGGCCTTCCGTCAGGTTGTCTGTGTTTTTCTTCAGCAAGCTGACGTTGAATGCAGCATTGGCCGCTTCCCTGGACAATGCAACAATGGGACCTAAGAGAGCCGTGATAGCGGCCTGCCCGTCCTTAGTGGAGGATGTCATGGCCTGTAATTTTGTCGCTAAATCCTGCAGAGCCTGAGGGGATGGATTCTTGCTCAGTTCAGATAATTTCTTTGCTAGTTCAAATGCAGCTTGGTCTGAAATACCCAGCTTTCCTGACAAGGCTGTAACTGTATTGTTAATCGCAGACAAAGCTGGATCAACACCACCCAATCGGGCCGGAACCTGTTTGACAACATCACTAAAGTTGCTCGTTGTGATGTTGAGATCTGACATTGCGCGGGTAAAGTTAGTTACTGAAGGTATGCCCCCCATAAATGCACCAGCCACCTTGTCGCCAAAAGAGACGAATGAGCTGGTAGCATCACCTATTGCCCCCGGGATTTTTGCAATGGCTTGGTTGTATTCTAGTAGGGCTTGGTTACGCATTAAGGTGGCAACCTGAGCATTCACTCGCGCAAGGTTGACGTACTTATCAGACAAGGCGGCTACGCCGTTTTGAGAAATGGTAATTACTTTATCCATTTCTTCAGCTGTATCTTTGAGTGCGTCCATGGCATTCTTACCACCACTCAAAGCAGTGATGAGAGAGCCTGCCACAACTGTACCTAATGCAATAACCGCACCCAGAACTGCGCCTCCCGGCCCAAACGCGCCGGCCAACTGAGATCCCTGCTGGCTAAAGGCGACTAAAGCAGACTGCCCTCCCTGAACCTGAACAATGAAGTCCTGGATCTGATACCCGGCCTGCTGAAACTGGCTTCGAAAACTGCCGCCAGCCTTGGTAGCTAAGCTCACTGCTGAAGCTGAAGACTTCATTTGTGTTTCAAGCGTTTTAATTCCACTTGCAGCGCCCTTGGCTTGGGATCCTAAATTGTCTAGCTCTTGCTTTGCCTTTTGGTTAGCGGTTATCAGTTGAGACGTTTCAATCTCAATGTCGTAATAAATTTCGCCAGCCTTCTCTGCCATGACATTCTCCGGGCATAAAAAAACCTCGCCGGGGCGAGGTGTGTTAATTTTTATTAGTTGATTAAATCTTGGATTTACTCACTGAGTAGGATTCAACTTTGCCATCATGAGTTTTTACGGTCAGAACCTTGGCGTCAGCTCCAAAAGCGCTGCCGATGCTATATGTCCACATGAGCAATTCGTGGCCATCTGAATCTACTGTCGTTGTCGATGGATTGCCAAAGTAGGAAATGACCTCCTGCTTTGTGGTCTCCCCTTTATGCACATTCGCCAGCTTTGATTAGTCGAAGTTAGTGCCCGAGTAAACGCAGCCGGAAAGCAATGTTGCAATCACCGCACCCAAAATCAGCTTCTTCATATCCCTATCCCCATAAGTAAGTATGGCGATAATCCTAAAGCGGATCTGATGGGATAGGAAGTGCGAATATAAAATCTGTTCGAGCCAGTTACCCTGCCTTCACCCTCAGTGTAGGGAGAGACTCGTATCCATAATTTGAAGGTAAAATTATTTGAATCAGCAAGCAATGGCTGGTAAATAATCCTAACTTTCAAAAAGGAGATGTGTTATGCCTCTGTTCTCATTTGGCCTACTCACGGTTGCAGGAGCTGTTCTGGTGCCTGCATTATGGCTGATATTTTATGGATTTCGCCGTTTTGGGGCTTTTATTGACCGCAAACAAACTCCTAGCGATCGTGTTCCATGGTACTTAGCCATCAGTCTTGTTTTTGGTGTCGTGGCTGGTTCTTTGTTGCAGCCGGGCTGGGACAGAGTAAGTAGTTGTCATGATTATGATGGCACACCATACGCTAAATGCGTTGGGAACATGATCATACCCGCCAGATAGCAAAAACCCGCCGGGTGGCGGGTTCGATTTGCGCTTTAGGTTAGCGAGGTAGCCGTACCTGTTGCATTAATGCCCAATCCCATAACGTAATTTGAAGCAACTAAAAGAAATGCAATAACCATGTAATGAAGTGCGCCCATATCAACCCCCTTGCTTTGAAAATAAATCGGTAAACGAAGTGCCATGTACATCAAAAAAACTGCCAGTGCGAAAAGGGAGAGCACATACAACAGTGCAGGAGTTGAACCCACACTCACCACCGCTAACCTAAAGCTGGGATCATTTTAATGCGCACCTCAGTGTTTTTGCAAAACCATAAGCACTGATCATATGTCAGGATGGGAGAAGCGGTTCTTTCAGGGTAGCCTGAGATGACACACGGCAGAGGATGCGAAAATGGACAAGTTCGATAGGCGGCTTCAGAAAGAACTGCTGCAAATACTCTTCAATCTTTACCCAAACAGGATGACAAGCGAAGAGTATAAAGAAGTAACCAATTTATTTTCTGATGATAACGCATTGATTTCTAACCTTCTTTATCTTGAAGGGCATGACCTTATTGAAAGTGGTCTGAA